CTGGCGTCGCCGCGGGCGCTCGACCGCATCATTGAGAAGGGCGCTCCGGCTCCAGCCCCTGGGAAGCGTGGCACGGCTCGCTACGACGTGCCAGCGCTCCGAGCGTGGATGAAGGCTCGCGGGGCGAAGGCCGCGCCCGCCCTCGACCTGGCCACCGAGCGTGCCCGACTAGCTCACGTGCAAGCGGACCTCACCACGCTGAAGCTGAGAGAGGCTCGGGGCGAGCTGGTGAAGGCGTCCGATGCCGAGCGTGTGCAGCGGGCTGCGCTGGCTGCCGTCCGTGGGCAGTTGCTCGCGGTTCCGCGCCGCTGCGTGCTCGCTGGTGTTCCGCGCGTTCATGAGCCGGCCATCAAGCGCTTGATCACGGAAGCGCTGCGGGAGTTGTCCGCCGTCCGGACGCTGGCCGAGCTGGAGGGGCTCGCGTCGTGAGGTGCGACGCGCTGGTCGCTGCTGTCATGCCCTCGCTCGCGCCGCCGCCGGAGCTCCGGGTGAGCGAGTGGGCCGCGTTGCATCGCCGGCTTCCCGCCGCGAGCCCGACACCTGGCGCCCGCTGGAGCAACGAGACCGCGCCCTACCTCACCGAACCGCAGGACGCCTGCTGTGATTCCGAGGTGCGCCAGATCGTCATCATGGGTGCGCACCAAACCGGCAAGAGTGAGGCTCTCCACAACGCCGTTGGGTACTGGACCGAGCACGACCCCTCGACAGTGCTCTGGGTGATGCCCTCGTTCGACGACGCCAAACGGCGAAGCAGGGGCGCCCTGAACGACATGATTCGCTCGACGCCAGCGCTGCGGGCTGTCGTGCGAGGCCGCCGCGCGTCGCGCGCCGCGCACGAAGCCGAAAGCACTCTGCTGGAGAAGGTCTACCCGGGCGGGTCGCTGATCCTGGCAGGGAGCGGAACTCCCAACTCCTTCGCGGGCATCAGCGCCCGCCGCGCAGTCGCCGACGAGTACGAGCGCTTCGCGGTCCTGGAAGAAGGCGCGCCCGACGTGTTGCTCACCAACCGGACCAGCGCTTTCTACGATGGCCTGGTGGTGTTCATCTCCACGCCGCTGTTGGTGGACGGGAAGATCCACTCGCAGTTCCTGACCACGGATCAGCGGCGCTATCACCTGGTGTGCCCTGACTGCGCCCGCGAGGACTTCACCACCTGGCAGGACACCGAGCACTTCCACGTTCACTACGTCGACCGCGACCCCGAGACCGCGCGTCTCGTGTGCCCGGGCTGCGGTGTCGCGCACGACGAGTCCGCACGCCGCCGGATGGTCGCTGCGGGTCGCTGGGTCGCGACTGCCGAGTCTGTGGACTCTGGATCGCGGGGCTACCACATTCCCGCCATGATCTCGACCATCGGGGACGTGACGTTGAGCCGGCTCGTGAGTAAGTGGCTCGCCGCTCGTGCCAGTGGACCGGCCGCGTTGATGTCGTTCGTGACCACGACGTTGGCCGAGCCGTGGGAGGACCGGGGCGGCCGGGTGGAGCCGCACGCGCTCGCGTCGAGGCTGGAGGACTACGGCGGCGACGTGGACGCGCCCTCGGGTGTCGTCTGCCTGACTGCGGGTGTTGACGTGCAGATCGACCGCTACGAGGTTGGGGTCTGGGGTTGGGGCGTTGGTGGCGAGTCGTGGCTCATTGACTCTCACACAGTGCCCGGCGACCCGACGACCCCCGAAGTGCAGTCGGCACTACTGGCGAGCCTTGATGAGCGCTACAGCCACGCTTCGGGGCAAACGCTCCCGATCCTGACCACGTGCATTGACTCCGGGTTCCTCCCGGAGAAGGTCGCCTACGCGCTCGCAGCACGCCGCCCGCGTCGCGTGTTCGCGGTCAAGGGCGCTGCCCGCTTCGGCGAGCCGTCAATCCTCAAGTACGACGCGAGAAAGCCCCCCGTGCTGATCAACGTTGACGCGCTCAAGTTCGAGGTGGCGCTTGGGCTGGAGATGGCTGCGCCCGGTCCGGGCTATGTCCACTTACCCCGCCGTCTCGCGGACGAGGAGTTCCTCGCACAGTTGTGCGCTGAGCATCGCGAGACACGCCGCCGGAACGGCGTAGCAACGCTGACTTGGGTGCAGGATCGCGCACGGAATGAGGCCCTCGATTGCGCCGCTTACGCGCGCGGGGCGCTGCGGCTGTTGGTGCGGCTGAGTGGGCGCCGCTCCGAGGATTCCCTGCTTGCCGTGATGGCCGAGCAACTCCAGGGGAGGAAGATCAAGTGAGAGAAGAAACGCCGCCGGTCGACTACGCGAAGGTCAAGGGGTCCGCGCTCCAAGCGCTCGCCGCTGGTGGAGACGGCGCCGCGATCGAGGAGCTTGGGCGCCGCGGCGAAACCGTCCGCACGGTGGACGTGACCGAAGCCGACTACCTCACGTTGAGGACGTTGGTGCAGCGTTGGCGTGACGGGCGGACCGTGGATGAAGTGGCGCGTTCCTTCGACTTGGCGCAGCGGGCGCAGTCGGAACTGCGATGCCGACGCGCAACAGTGGCCAACCTCTCGGGCAAGGGGTGCACGGAGCGCTACCACGGACCGCTCGACGTGCCCGGGCTTCCGCCGATGGGCGAATGGGAGCGGCCGATCCCGCCGCGGTGCCGCTCGTGGCAGCGACCCCGAGGTAGCACGCACTACCCGGACCCTGTCGAGATAGAGCGCCAGCGCATGACTGCGATGGCGACGGACTACTACGCGCGTCTGCGTGCGCGCGAGAGAGCGGCCGGCGCGCCGCGAAAGGACGTGTGACGATGGGACTGTTCGACCGAATGAAGACGATGTTCCGCCCTGAGGCCACGCCCTCGGCTGTGCCGCGCGTCTCTGCGCGCTACGACTCCGGCAGTAGCGGGACCTCACGCACGCGAGGCTGGAATCCCGCCGACCACGGGCCGGTCGCTGCGTCCGCTACCGCTCCGACGATCAGGGCTCGGGCTCGCGATGCTGTGCGGAATGACTCGCTCGCACGCGCCGTGGTCGAGACGTGGGTGGATGACCTGTGCGGGTGGGGCTACACGCCCCGCAGCACAGCGCGTAACGCCGAGGACCGCGACCGCGTACACGCGCTGTGGGAGCGATGGTCTGAGATGGCCGGCGCCTCCGGTGAGGACTTCGCCGCTCTCTGCGCCACTGCCGTCCGCGAAGTGCTGGTGTCGGGCGAGTGCTTCGTCCGCCTGCGCTCCCGCCGGCCCGAGGACGGCCTGCCCGTGCCGCTGGCGCTCGAGCTGATCGACCCGGCCCGCGTGCCGTACGACCTCACCGAGACCCGCGCGGAGGGTGTGCAGATAGTCCAGGGTATCGAGCACGATGCTCTGGGGCGAGTCACGGCGTACCACGTGCTCGACCACACGCCCGGCGAGCCGGTGCCTGCCGGCGCCTCCGCGATCCCGCGACGCGTACCAGCACCCGCGATGTTGCACGTCTATGATGCTGAGCGCCCGGGCCAAGTACGCGGTGTGTCTGCGCTGGCGACCGCGCTACCCCGGTTGCGGATGCTGGACGCCTGGGGCGATGCCGTCTTGCTACGGCAACAGATCGCCAACCTATTTGTTGGCTCGCTGTCGAACACGAGCGCGGTTGATGCTGACGTGTCGCCATTGACCGGTCTGGCGCCAAGCACGACCCAGGGCGGACGTGCCGTGGTCGACTTGGTGCCCGGGATTCTGCAGGAGCTGGCGCCCGGCGAAGAACTGAAGTTCTCGGACCCGCCAGACCCGCCTTCGTCGCAGACATTCGCGACTGAACAAGCGCGGCTCGCTTGCGGCGCGGCTGGTGTTCCGCTGCAAGTGGTCACCGGGGAGTGGGGCGCAACGAATGACCGGCTCGCTCGCGTCGTCCTCAATCAGTGGCGACGCCGCGTGGAGCGCTTCCGCTGGTCCGTGATTGTGCCGCGCCTGCTGCGCCCGGTCTGGTCGACGTGGGCCACACTCGCGGGACCTCGGCTGTTGCTCGGAGCCGAGGACTCTGGCGCGACCTGGCGAGCGCATGCGTGGCCATACGTCCATCCGGTGCAGGACGTCGCCGCGCAACTCCAGGCAGTGCGTGGCGGGCTGACGTCGCTGTCTGCCGTGATCGCCGAGGGATCCGGCGAGGACGCGGAAACAGTGTTGCGGCAGATCGCCGCCGACAACGCGTTAGCCGACTCGCTAGGGCTCCGGCTCGACTCTGACTCGCGACAGGCGAAGGGGGGGACGAAGTGATGCTCTCGCGCTACGTGCTCGCCGGGCTGCTCGCTGGCCGGCTCGCGGTTTCGTGTCGTCTCTGCGGCGCTGTCGCGGACCTGCCGCGCATCGGCGACGTGCCAGAGGCAGACCACTCTCAGACGTGCCCGCTTCGGCTTCGGTCGCGGCGGGAAGACAACTAAGGAGTAGATCATGGCGAAGACAAGCAAGACGACGAGCACCGAGACGGCGCTACGCTCGCTACAGGCGGCAAAGGACGCAGCGCGGACGCTCACCGATGCGGAGACGGCGCTACGCACACGACACGCCGAGTTGGCCCGGGAGCGCAAGCGGACGGCTTCCGCTGCGCCAGCGCTGCCGGAGCTACTCGCGTCTGTGGATGCGCTGATCGATCGCGCGCGCGACAAGTGGCGTGATGAGATGTCCGCGCACGTGACCCGCTCGATCGGGGGTCACACCACGATGCGCGGGGGGGGCGACACTGCCGAGGTATGGCACGCGGCCGAGCTACCGACTGTTGG